CAGCCTGTTACTATTGTATTCTACGACACCAAGGACAATGAGTTTCAGTATCTATTACAAGCGTACACAGGGTTGTATTTTAACCAAGGCATGAATCTAAGTGCCACCGCAGCTAGAGATAGTTCTATGGTAACAGCGGGCCCCGATATTCCGTTCGGTGCGCTACCTGTTGCTACAACTCAACGTTATTTCTTTGAACAGATTGATATTATAACCAACGACTCGCCAGACAATCAACGGGTCATTAGTATGTACAATTGTATGATCAACAATGTAAATCACGACAGACTAGATTACAGTGACAGCAATCCAGTATTGTGGACTGTACAGTTTCAGCCTGAGCATGTCAACATCAACAATTATAGTAACGATCCTAATACCGGAACCGACACTACAAACACGCAATCGGGCGCTTAATGTCTTCAAAATATCAACAAGGCATATTTGAAATGAAAAATCCAGCCAAGTATATAGGCAAGCATTCGCCTAGATACAGAAGCAGTTGGGAATTGAAATTCATGAGAGTACTTGACGCACATCCAAATGTTGTTGCATGGGCTAGTGAAAGCCACAGAATTCCTTATCGTAATCCGCTTACCCAAAAACAAACAGTGTATGTGCCCGACTTCTTTATGGTGTACGAAGATCGCAGCGGAACACGCAAAGCAGAATTTATCGAAATCAAACCTGCAGGACAAATTATGGGTAAAGCCAAAAGTGTACAGCAAAAAGCCGCAGCCATTGTTAACGAAGCAAAGTGGCAAGCTGCTAGAGCATTTGCAGAACGTCAAGGGGTTGGATTTAGAGTATTAACAGAAAATGAACTTTTTAACAATTCAGGGAAGAAATAATGAGCCGAAAAATAGAAGAAATTTTTGATTTGCCTCCTGCAAACGCAGTAGAAGAAGACGACATAAATTCTCCAATAACTCAAGAAGAAACTGGATTTGATTTGTCCATGCTGCAAGACACGCTAGAGATAGCAGATCGAATAAATCACGCATTGCCAATGGTGCGTGATTTGAACTCGCTAGATGCCGACATGGACAATTATGCAGAGCAAGCAATGAAGGCATTTAAGGATCTCATGGACTTAGGGCAAAATGTAGACGACAGGAATGCCGCTGCAATCTTTGATGTTGCAGGAAAAATGATGACAAACGCAATCAGTGCAAAAACAGCTAAAGCAGAAAAGAAACTCAAAATGTTGGATCTGCAACTGCGTAAGGCCAGACTGGATCTGGACACAAAGAAAGTAGATGCAATTTTAGTATCCAAAACGGAGCCAGAAGAGGGTGTAGCAGAAGAATTTGAAGATCGAAACAGTCTGATCAATGCAGTTTTAGACAAGTTAAAATCCAACAACTCATGATAAATAACTGTAACGAGGAATAACGAAATGAAAACTTTAAAGCATTATTTGACAGAATCTGATAAAACCTACGAATTCAGACTGCGTAGCGTAGTCGAGCTATCAGATGAGCAATTCGATAAACTCGAAACACATTTACTAAAGTATAATGTAGAAACAATCAGCGTTCCGAAGAAAACAATTATGCAAAAATCTCCGTATGGATTTGCTGAATTTGGGCCAGCTGAGGTTTACATTATCGATATTGTAACCAAACTACCGGTTACTGCTAATATGTTGCACGAAGAAGTAGCGAAATGCACAGGTATTCCTATGCAATCGATTGTGGTACACAGCAAATTAGAAAGTGAAGAATTCTGGGGCGAACCTGCTAAGGAAGAATCGGAATCTACAAGTGTTCTAGCAGATGCAGAATACAAAGACGCAGACAAAGTAAAACACGAAGATCATTATGGTGATAAGTTTATTGCCAAATTTGTGAAAAATTTACCTAAAGCAGATCTACAACAAGAATATAAGGTGAAAAAGTAAAATGGATTTAGAAACTTTACTCAAATTAGCAGGTGTGCAACAAGGGCAATCTGGATGCGGATGTAGAGATACTCCGTGCAGTTGTTCAGATACGTCTGAACCGACTGGTATGTCAAAGTTTATCGCAATGGTATCACCTGAACTATTAGGAAGAGAACAGCCTGCAATGGAGGCAGACGACGAATGGGGCAATGCACCAGACGGCGGTGCTGGTCCGGCAGAATATGAAGATGGTATCAGCAACTTGGGCAGTACCAGCGACACCAGCTTGCGTCGTTATCTAAAAGCACGTGGTGCAAATGTCGCAGTGGACGAACAAGTGTATCCGGATCTAACAGTGGAATCTATCGCAGAATCCTATGCTGCATACACTGCGGAAAAAGCAAAAAACCCATATGCAATTGGTATGGCAGCAGCAATGAAAACTACTGGCGATAAGCCACCGCTTAAAAAATCAACCATTACCAAAGCACACAAAATTGCTAAAGGTATTGATGAAGCATCAGATGAGGCAATGTCAGGCACTTATGCTGTAGTGGAATATGATTACAGCGAAGATTTTGCGTATATTGAACTATACAAAGACGGTCAAAAAATAGAAGATTGGAATGGCTATTTTGGAATATCTGATCATCCAGGCAACCCACTTGCTGACAAATTTATCGAACTTGCTAAGAAGAATAACTTGAATCCCGAAGGGATGAGCATCGTGGATTCAAAAGGCGAAAAAGGCACATTTGGAAATAACACTTTTAATTGGGATCAGTTTGCAAAAGAACCTAATCTTGATGAAGCAGTTACTGACGAACATCGCGAAAGAGCTCTTGCTACTATTAATGCTCGAATCACTAAACCAGGACAACCTCCAAAACATCCTTCTTATGACGACGCGCCTGCAGATATTAAAACCGCAGTTGACAATCTTGCTAAAATGTATAAAGAATCTTACGAAGATCTCGACGAAGCCGCTAAACCAGACTTCCTAGACATGGACAAAGACGGCGACAAAAAAGAGCCAATGAAAAAAGCAGCAAAAGATAAAGAAAAAGTAAGCGAATCAATTTCGTATTTAAAGAAATTGGCAGGTATATAATGACTAGTAATGAAAGCAGAATAAGCAATACATTCGGAAAAGCAATGTATCAAATTGAAAATTTAGAAAAAGTTTTCCGTGACAATGGCAGACTTTTGAACGCCATCGTCGAGATCGGCGGCGATCCGGCGTATCTGACAGATGTGCAAGCAGCATTCGTCACATTGTATAAAGCACTAGAAGAAGCAGAATATGGCGCATTGGCTCATTTAGGTTCACAAGAAGAATCTGCAGATTTGAGCGAAGAACCAAATGAAGGCAACGAATTTAGCGGCGCACTATCACAAGCAAAAAAATCAGGAAAATCTGAATTTGAAGTAGACGGTAAAAAATACAAAGTACAAGAAGGTGATTTGAACGAAGCTAAGGGGTATGACATTGTAAACGGATTACTTACCCAATTCCAGTCTGAAAACGGTATCACTGGTCCTGCAAGACATTTACTTAGTGTTGCAAATCCAAGTATGAAAGTCTGGACTCGTGGTGACGGCACAAGATACCGTGATCCTGGTAAAATAGAGCTTTGGGATAGAACTCCAGAAGCAGTAGCACAACAAAAAGAATTTTGGTCTTGGTTAATGAAACAACCCGGCGTTAAGAATGTTGGAAAGATTTCTGGAGAGTTTGGTAGCAGCAGCTCAACTGATGCGTATATCTACAATGGTTTGTATTTTACTTTAAACCAAGGTGGCATTAAGTGGGGTAGCGCAAGCCGCTTTAAGAATCCACGCAGTGTATGGAAGAACACACCAAATGATCAAGAAAAACCAGTGCAAGAATCAACAGATTTATCTAGCCTTAAAGTTTTAGCAGGCCTTTAAGGGTTTACAACAAAGAGTTACATTTCAGAGCAAATGTAACTCTTTTTCATGACAATAAATATACACATGACTGTAGATACAAACCTTGTAAAAAAACCACACAAACGGGAAACATTTTCCGCACTGCAAATCGAAGATTTGATTAACTCTACCAGAGATCCTAAATATTTTATCAAAACCCATTGTTACATACAGCATCCTACTAAAGGTAGAATGAAATTTGAATTGTATGGATATCAGGATCGATTAGTTGATGTGTACCATGGGTACAGATACAGTATTGCAATGTTGGCTAGACAAACAGGCAAGTCTACTTGTGCTGCGGCTTATTTGCTTTGGTATGCCATGTTTAACCCCGACAGCACTATTCTTATAGCAGCGCACAAAATGAGCGGCGCACAAGAAATCATGCAGCGTATCAGATACATGTACGAAAGCTGCCCAGACCATATACGTGCAGGTGCAACTGCTTACAACAAAGGCAGCTTGGAGTTTGACAATGGAAGCCGTATTATTGCGCAAGCCACCACTGAAACAACAGGTCGTGGTCTGTCACTTACTTTGGTATATTTAGACGAATTTGCTTTCGTACCGCCCAGAGTTGCTAGTGAGTTTTGGACATCATTGAGCCCTACACTCAGCACTGGTGGTAAGTGTTTTATTACTTCTACACCCAACCAAGACAACGACCAGTTTGCACAAATTTGGAAGCAAGCCTGTAAAACACAAGATGAATTCGGAAACGAAACCGAAGTTGGTGTCAACGGATTTAAAAGTATGTTAGCCACTTGGCAAGAACATCCTGATCGTGACGACAAATGGGCAGCAGAAGAACAAGCCAAAATTGGCGAAGAAAGATTTAGACGTGAACACGGGTGTGAGTTTATCACTGCTGACGAAACTCTTATCAACAGCTTGAAACTTAATATTATGGAATCTAGAGATCCGTGGAAGCGTACAGGTCAAGTGAGATGGTACAAGCCATTGGATCGAAACAAAACCTACATTGCTGGTCTAGACCCCAGTTTAGGAACAGGGGGCGACAATGCAGCAATACAAGTGTTCGAACTGCCAGGTATGAAGCAAGTTGCCGAATGGAAGCACAACAAAACACCAATAACTGAACAAATACGCATACTCAAAAGCATACTGCAACAAATACAAGAAGAAGTGGGCGACTCTGAGATATACTGGAGCGTGGAAAACAACACCCTAGGCGAAGCAGCCTTGATAGTAATCGACGAAATGGGCGAAGAAAATATCCCGGGTACGTTTCTGAGTCAGCCTAAAAATGCATCCAGCAGTAGACGCTATCGCAAAGGATTTACTACAACAAACAAAAGCAAACTCAGTGCATGTAGCAAATTAAAAACATGGGTAGAGAGTGACAGAATCGAAATTGCCAGCAGTGCGCTACTGCGAGAATTAAAGACGTTTGTCGCTCGTGCTAGTAGCTTTTCAGCAAAAGACGGTGAAACTGACGACTTGGTTATGGCTTTGTTGTTGGTGGTAAGAATAACACAACAAGTCGCACAGTATGACGAATTCACTTACAACGAACTCAGAGACACATTCGACGATGATGAAGATATGAGTCCGATGCCTTTTGTCTTTTTAACATAAATACTAAAAAGAGAAAGTGTAGATAAATGTTGAGTTCAGAAACAGTTGCAGACAAGATTTTTAAAATACTCAAAGGCAACGGTCACAACGTAGAATTATTCACCGATGAAGGTAAAACAACTGTTAATGCACAAGATGCAAGACGGTTTTATTTGCCAGATTCGTTCACTATGGTCAATTTAGACGAAACTGATAGCCGACGTGAAATTAAAGTAAGCGTTAGCGCAGGAACACAAGTTGAAGATTTAAAAGACACACTTTATCAACTTAAAAAATTAGCTAATCAAAGCATTGTAGAGTATACGCTGAAAACATATACTAAGCAAATTACTCCTAAAGACTTTGATTACCAAGCACAAAAGGTAAGAGACATGAACACTGTATCAGAAGCAATAGGCGCAGCCTACGGTAGCACAAAAAGCAGCTATCAAAAGCTAGAATCTGCTAAACTTATTATCAAGCACACCAAAGCAGTCAATGAAGAACAGCGAGGAAGTCGCAGCAGAAACATCAGTGCTATCTATATCGAAAATGCTGACGGTGAACGCTACAAGTTTCCCAGCAACAATTTAGCCGGCGGTCGTGCTATGTTGCGTCATGTCAAAGAGGGCGGCAACCCTTATGATGACTTTGGCAAAAACATTGTTGAACAGTGTGACGAATTGAAGAAGCTGAAGGAATTTAGACGCTACTCGGAACGTAATGGTCTAGTTAACGAAGACACTACTGACATTATCGAAGCAGTGAACACTAGAATCAACCATATTCGTGAAACTATGAACAAACTAAAAGGCAGTAAAATGTATGCCAAAATGCGAGAAGAGTTTACTGCCAAAGAAGAAACAATAAACGAAGATGACCTAGACGATGTAAAAGACAAATTTACAGTTAGATCATTCGACGAAGGTCTTGAAGGCGCACTTCCTTATGTGCAGGCACTGATTAGAGAAATGCAAACTGTAAAAGAAGCAGACGACTTTGCTAAAGAAACATTAGACAGTTTGGTGGCAGCAGTTAACCAGGCATCTGTGATAAGACTCAAGCCGGGCACTAACATGACAAGTGATCCAGAAAATCCACTAGTAAACAACACAGTGAAGGGTGCTGCACCACAAGTTCAACTGGGTGCAATATTCGAATACTTGAGTGGCATACTGGATGGCGGCAAGGACCAGGACGAACTGTCTGTGTTGTTGGCCAGGATGAACGATTTGATTGACAACGTTACAGATCGTGCTATGTTAAACAAAGCAGCAGGTGCTGTCAGACAGATGATGCCTAAGTTCAAGACCAAAACAAGCGAAACACAGCAAGTTCGTACAAATAACGAAGGCTGGGAACAACGAATTGAAGAAGTGTTCGGAAGTTACGATATGAACAAACTTTTCAATTGACATGATAAATAAACTGTAATACAGTAGTGGTAATAAGTAACTTACCACTACGGTAGACTTAGGCACAATACATAGGCACATTTAGGAGAAAACATATGGCTACATTGGCAGAAATTAGAGCAAAGCTCAAAGAACAAGAAACTCGCGCAAACGGCGCACAAAACGGAGGCGGCGGCGATAACGCAATTTACCCGTTTTGGAACATCCCCGAAAATACAACAAGTGTAATTCGCTTCCTCCCAGATGGGGATGCAAGCAACACTTACTTTTGGCGTGAGCGTCAAATGATCCGTATTGATTTCGCAGGGATCAAAGGTCAACCAGACAGTCGCAAAGTCACAGTGAACGTGCCTTGCAACGAGATGTGGGGGCCAACTGGCAGTTGCCCAGTTCTAAGTGAAGTACGTGGATGGTTTAAAGATCCTAACCTTGAAGAACTAGGTCGTAAATATTGGAAGAAGAAAAGCTACGTATTCCAAGGTTTCGTGACCGAAAGCAGCTTGCAAGAGGAATCTGTTCCAGAAAATCCAATCCGCAGATTCATCATTAATCCTAGCATCTTTAAGATTATCAAAGGTGCGCTTATGGATACAGACTTCGAAAATATCCCAACAGATTACGAAGCAGGCACTGACTTCCGTCTTACTAAGTCGCAGAAAGGTCAATATGCTGACTACAGCACAAGTACCTGGGCACGTCGTGAGCGCAGCCTAGATAGTAACGAACGCTCTGCAATTGAAAAGCATGGTCTGTTCAACTTAACAGATTACTTGCCCAAGCAGCCTAGCGACCAAGAGCTCGCTGCTATTCATGAGATGTTTGAAGCTAGTGTTGACGGTCAATTGTATGACGCAGAGCGTTGGGGCAACTTCTATCGTCCTGGTGGTGTGCAGTTGGATACCACTAACAGCGCGGCAAACAGCAGCCCATCTAAGCCACCTGCACAAAGCGTTGCACAACCTGCAAAGCGTCCTGCACCAGTAGCAGACATCGACGAGGATGATGAAATCCCTTTTGAATCAGCGCCTAAAGCATCGGCGCCAGTACAAAAGCCTTCTAGCAACGAAGTAAAGCCGAGTGCGCAAGACATCCTTGCAGCTATTCGTGCTCGCAGTAGCAACTAATTCAAAGTAATTATATAGGGCGGCAAAAGTCGCCCTATTTGCCTTTATAGGAGATATTTTCATGGCTAAAGCACCAATTAAAACAATCAGCGACAAGCTCGCAAAAGTAAACGACAACTTCAGTGTTAACATGTATGACAACGGATTTATGATCGAAGTCAGTGGCCAGGACGGCGAGGAAAATTGGGAAAGTGCAAAAATTATGTGCAGTACTGTTGATGAACTCGCTGAACTTATCCGAGAAGTAACAAATATGGAAAGAGTATAACAATTGGCCAAACCTTTTGATTAGATAAATAAATGGTATAAGCATAAGGAATTTTTCAATGGTTATAGCATATGTCTATAAGGTTACAAATAAAATTACAGGGCAATTTTATTTTGGTTCAAGAACCAATAATGTTGCTAAAGATAGAACACCAGAAGAAGACCTATGGAAGCATTATTTTACATCTTCGAAAATGGTAAAAGCCTTGATTGAAGAATACGGTATTGATTCCTTTGATATAGAAATTCTATTTAAAGATGCACTATATGAAAATTGTTTTTGGGAAGAACAAAAGTTAATATTTGAAAGCAAAGATAACCCAAAAAGATTAAACAAAGCGTATGTAAACCCAGTAACTGGCAAACATGTTTTGACTACATTCAATGAAACCTCCGAACAAAAGAATGCCAGGGCACGAAAAATTAGTGCATCAAAAAAAGGAAAGTTTAACTCCAACGGTCATTATGGTTTGCG